GCCCTAACCTTTTATTCCCTATTATATAGTGTGTGTGAATGTGTGATTGATCTGTGGGTTTCATTTGGGAACCTTTAGAGCCCGCGCGGTTGGCTATTTGTTTACAGTGTAAACTCTATCTATTTTTTTTGTGTCCTTTTGTATTTGGTCCTTGCACTAGTGAGAATAGCTGCTATTGGTTAGTTATCGGGTTCACCACAACCTGCTCACCTTATGATTCCGGAAAGGATCACACATCATGAAAACTTTTATTCAATTCAGCCTTGCTACCCTATCACTAGCAACGACAAGCTTAGCCTTCTTTATGTTGGGCTCCTTTGGGTTGCAGTTTGAAACTTTTGCCGTCGCCAGTGCCGCCTTAGTTGGTTGGGCGATGCTAGTTATTAACGCAACAGAAGTTTGAGGGGGATTAATCAAATGACTATTCAAAACATTCAAAAGACAATCAAAGCATTCGTTACAGCCGAAAGCGCAAAAAGTGCTGCAATCCTTGCGGCCCTCCAAGGTCACATGTCGGAGGATAAGGCGTTCAAGGACGATAGCCAAAAGGCCTTCAGTCATATGATTGACGTTATCAAGTCCACAGCCAAGGATGCTTCAGAAGATAACGCTATTCCAGCCACCATTAAACAGTATTGCACACATTTGGTTGGCGTTGCTAATGACGCAGATCACGGGATTGAATGGATAATCCGTCAGGGTACCTTTGGGGCCATTCGCAAAGCATACACCAACATTCAAGAAATTAAACGCGGCGATGAAAAGCCTAAGGGTGAAGCAAAGCCTAAGGCCGCAAAGGCTGAAGCGGTAAAGCTGGATCCTATCATTCAAGCGCTTGCAACCTTTAGGAACCAATTGAAAGCTAGGGGCGAAACAAAGGCCCTTCAGAATTTCGACTACATGTTGCAAACCACCCTTCAGGATCACGCGACGGGCAACAAGCCAACGCAGGAACCTAAGGCCCCCATCAAGGTTCCCAAGGTGAAAACCAAACCACAACAAGCGGCCATGATATAATAGGGGTGGTCAAAAGGTTTACATTGTAAACGCCACCGCCTCCCAAACTACCTCCCTCAACTTGGATCGCCTTCGGGCGGTCCTTTTTTTGGGTTTTCGATCATTCAAATTGAATTTGAGAAAAACCCTATCATCCCTATCATATTACCGCCTGAACGTCTTACCGCCTGAACCCATACCCTTGGGTTCTCTTGGGCTGCGTAGGGTGGGTGTATGTATTACCCCAGAAAGATTACCCCATGCTTAAATCACAGCCTTTAAATATAAGTGGATGGTACGAAGGTGCGAACGGTGTTGAGCTGTTTTATGTCCAAGGCGAGACGCTCCGTAAAGCGGCCCGTGCTTTAGTTGAATTAACTGATGGCGACTGTATCGGCGTAGACCTTGAGGCCACAGGAGAAGACGGCGAGGACCTAACGCCAGATTTTGTACGCTTTTGTGGTGTTTGATTGACATATCTCACTAGTGCAAGTAGATTAAACACATCACCTAAATTCAAACCTACTGTAAGCGTTGTGGCCACCACATTCGCAGCGTTTACAGTGTAAACTCTAAGGACTATCGCAATGCCTAAGAAAACATATGAAAATAACCCATTCAACATTGTAGGTTGCTACTTCAGCGCCTCAACTGAGGAAAAAGTAGCGGGTCTTAATTGGTACCCGAATGCAAAAGCAATTGCCTCACGGATTGGCGATATTGTTAACATCCGCGACGAGATTGTGGAGGGTGTAATAGCCGCCCTATCACCTAATGTCCGCTGGGAGCGTAATTGTAAAGACGCTGAGACCCTGTTGACGGCTATGGTTTCTTCCCAATCAGACAGCACAGACTGGCGCGAGACTCGCTTAAGTGCTTACCCACTAAATCGTGAAAAAGCGTGTAAGATTCTTTCGGTCACTTACTTTGGTATGGGTCCTGATCTTATTAATAATATCCGTAGCATACTGAACGGCAACAAAACTAAGGCGTTCTTTCAGTGCATTAATGACCCTGCGAACCCAACGGCTGTTTGTGTTGATGGCCATGCCCGTAACATCTTTTATGGTTCCCGTGTTGCCCTTAAATCTAAATCAATGGGCGATAACGAGTATAATCACATTGCCAACGCCTATCGCGAGGCCGCTGATATTATTTCCAAAGCAGAGGACCGCAAAGTCCTTCCAATGGAGGTACAGGCCGTGACGTGGACCCACTGGCGTGTACGACATGGCATTGCCTAAAGATACCGACGGCATGGGCTGGGAGCTACGGGACTTCCTATCAGATTTCCTTGGCCCAGCGCCTTCCAAAAATTACCCCGAAGACGAAACCAAGGCTCCTTTGCCTCACCGTGCGTGGAAACCTTCACACATTGGCGAAGAGCCTCCCTTTTAATTTGCATTAGTGTAAGCTATGAAACAACCTTAGGAATTAACATGACCAATAAAACACAAGTTCAGACACTTCTTCACCACTTCAAGCAAACCTCAACAATTACCGTCCGTGAAGCGGTGGTTGAATATAGCATATCAAGTTTAACACGGCGCATCCGCGATCTACGCGAATTGGGACATAAGATTGTCTCTACTCACAAAACTCACCCTGTCACTGGGCAGCGCTACGTCCGTTACGTCTACATAAACCAAGTGAAGGGGGCTTAAGACGTCTTTACTATCTGAAATTTACTACTAAATGAGAAATTACAGGCTTAATGATGTTTATCAAAACCAAACGCATCGAACTATTCATATCAACTGACGATTCCGCGCCCTTGCTTCCTAGTATAGAGTATCATACTGGCACCAGTCGTGGATTTAGCATAACTTTAGGAGGACTTTGGCTCTGTGCCAGTGTAAAAAAGAAAGATGAGAAATCTAAATCTAATCCTTGATCAATTTAGGCACCATGACGACGGTGTCCGTGTAACCACAGTACAAGTGTTTATGGCCATTGCCTATAACGAGAGTACCAACGCAGCTCCTCTGATTATTTCTGATATTGTGGATAAGCTGCACATCACTATGGCCTCAGCCTCACGCCATTGCAAAATGCTGTCCGAAACAAGACGGCAAGGCGATGAAGGTATGGCCTTAATTACCATCACCAGAGACGTTGCCTATGGTAACCGAAAAGTTCTTCTATTAACAAACAGAGGCAAGAAGTTGTTTCAAAACGTGAGTACGCTTCTTGAATAAATAATGACCGTATCAAAACGTGGATCAAAGTACCAAGCCTACATCTCTAGCAATGGTACAAGGGTTCGCAGGAGTTTTGATACCAAAGTTGATGCTTTGATTTGGGAAGAGCAAGCACGTGAAGCGCTTGTCTTGGGCAAAGACCTACCCACCCTATCATCTAAATTACCCTCTACTCAGTCGTGGACTCTTAAAGACGCTGGTGACCGTACTTATCAGGTTGCTTGGCGTGGGTCCCGTTCTGAAGCCAAGATGGTATATAACATGAACAGAGCACTTAAATTCTTTGGTTCTAAAATCCCTGTGAAAGACATTTCAACCGAGCTGATTGATGAGTACATTCTTGAGCTCAAAAACCTCTCCAAATCCAATGCCACAATCAATCGACACTTAGCGGCATTGTCCAAGATGCTTACTGTATCTTTGGAGTACGATAAGATTGATAAAAAACCTAAACTGCGACGGCTTCAGGAGACTAAATGGCGCATGCGCTGGCTCACTGAAGACGAAGTGGTTGCGCTAATCAATAAAGCTGAATATTTGGGTTATAATGATCTGATGGATGCTATTGTAATTGCCGTGGACACTGGTATTCGTGCAGGAGAATTACATGCGTTGAAAACAGACAGCATGCGAGACGGTGGGTTACTAGTTGATGGCAAGAACCACGACTGGCGATCCATCCCCCTGACCAAGAGGGCTAAGGCTGTGATTGCTCGAAGGTGTCGAGCTCTTAGCGATAGTCCGCAGCCTGAGTACCTATTCCCCCGCGGATCGTGGTGGAGAAGTGGGTGGGAGCGTGTCAGGGGACTTTCAGGACTAGGCGAGGATGTGGTGTGGCACACGCTCCGGCATACTTTTGCATCCCGCCTAGTGCAAAAAGGGGCCCCCTTACAGGTGGTCCAAGCCTTAATGGGTCACAAGACGATCCAGACCACCATGAAGTATGCCAAGATTTCCCCTCTAAACTCGCAAAATGCGATTGCTTCTTTGGAACAGTAGAGGGTATATCTACGGCCTATCTAGCCTGTGGCGTAAGCTGTGGCGCTAGTGGCCTTCAGTGGCGTTGCCCGTGTGATGGAATGGTAGACATAACAGACTTAAAATCTGTGGCCTTCGGGCGTGCCGGTTCGAGTCCGGCCACGGGTACCATTATGAAAACAAATACTTTTCCAGTCTTGGTGAAGTAGACTTGACAGTAGATATTTACTGTTTATGAGTGCTTAAATACAATAACGCCCACAACCCCACGGGAGACTTAAAATGTCCTGCTACCTCCTATCACCTGTGCAAGTGTACGCCGCTTCCCTTATTTATATGGCAACTCCTCGCGTTTACAGTGTAAACTCAGACACTCTCACATGTGCAATAGATTTCAGGTTTCGCGCCACACCTCAGACTGTGGTGGCGTAAGTAGTGGTGTCCAATAAATGCCACTATCGCCCTAGGTCCCCCAAACATACCTATAGTAACCTTAAGGATACCATCACATGACTGACCTCTTGGAGAAACAGAGACAGCTTGAACTGCAGATGCACCAACTAGGTGTTGAAGCTTACCGAAAGAACGTAAACAAAAGCTTACAAAGCCAAGCCGAAAGCAACACTGCTTATGGTGTGATATTACTTAAGAAGTCTGTTGATGATGTATCTGCAGGCATTACCGAGTTTGTGACTACAGCCCTATCAGGGGCGACTACTAAAGCCGCTTACTCTGCTGTGACTCTGAACAAGTTTGATCCAGAGATTGCAGCTTACATTGCACTAAAGAAATGTGTGGACAGCGTATCGACAACGACAACTTTGACACGTCTTGCAATGGGTCTGGCAAGTGCCCTTGAGGATCAGTTCAAATTAGAATTTGTGAAAGATCAAGACGGGTTTGTCTTTTCAAAGATTTACAAGAACGTAACACGCAAGACGACTAACCGTTATTACCGCCGTTACAACATGCTTAGAGAGTTTGGGCGTCTTGAGCTTACCATGACGAATGCTTGGACAAAGCAGGAAAAGATGTCGGCAGGTGTTAAGCTTATTGATCTTGTCATTCAGCACACAGGTTTGATCAAAGTCGAAAAGCATTCGATGGGTCGCAACAAAACAGTGATGTTTGTACGGGCTACCGAAAAAACTTTGGACTGGATTAAGCAGGTAAATGAACGAGGTGAAAACCTTAACACTTCCTACATGCCCTGCTTGGTGCGTCCTAAGGAATGGACCACACCCGTTAACGGAGGTTACTACACCCCAGAATTGTTCTCAGTTCCCATGATCAAGACTTCTAACCTAAATTACTTTCAGGACATGAAGCATTACCCAATGCCGGAAGAATATTCAGCGGTGAACACGCTTCAGGGTACTAAGTTTGCAGTAAACAAAGAAGTGCTAGAGGTGATGCGTCATTGTTGGGACAGCGGACAGTCATGGGCTGGCTTACCGTCTAAATACGACAACCCTGTGCCTCCTTTCCCCTTTAGTCCTGATGTAGATACCAAAGCGCTGGGCGAGGCTGATCAGATACGTTTTAAGGATTGGAAAAAGGCTGCAACACGTGTGTACCAGTTCAATGCACGTGCTTTGTCTAAACGTATTGCCACCGAGCGCACCCTAAAGGTGGCCGAGCAGTTTTCTAAGGAGGATAGCTTTTACTTTGTTTATCAGAATGATTTCCGGTTCAGAAAGTATGTCTGCAGTACCTTTCTTAGCCCACAAGGCAGTGATCCCACCAAATCGTTACTACACTTCTCTCAGGGGCGTCCTTTAGGCGACAGAGGTGCTTTCTGGTTAGGCATACAGGGTGCCAATACTTTTGGTAACGATAAGGTGACCCTTCTAGAGCGTTATGAATGGTCTGAGGCGAATACGGACAAGATTGTTGCTTGTGCTAATGACCCCCTGACTAACACCCTTTGGACCCAAACAGATAAGCCTTGGCAGTTCTTGGCATTCTGTTTTGAGTGGAAAGGCTACAAAGAGGAGGGGACTTCTTACCTTTCACGCCAGCCTATTGCCCTTGATGGCTGCAACAACGGTATCCAGCATCTTAGTGCCCTTGCACGTGACGAGCGTGGTGGCGCTGCTACTAACCTTATACCCAGCGAACGTCCTAATGATATTTACCAAGAGGTGGCTGATGTTTGTCTTAGGGCTCTTGAGGCCCGCAAAGATGATAGGATGGCGCAGCTTTGGCTGGACTTCGGGGTAACTAGGAAAACCTGTAAGCGTCCAGTCATGGTGGTACCCTATGGGGGAAAGATGTTTAGCTGTCGTGGTTACATCGAGGAATACATTCACGATCAACTGGAAGCCGGGAAGCCTGATCTTTTCGAAGGTAAGTATTTTGAAGCATCCAACTACCTAGCTCATATCTTATGGGAAGCGATCAGCGAAGTGGTGGTCTCAGCCCGTGAGGTTATGAATTGGATACAGAGTGTAAGTGGTCTTCTAAGTAAAGAGGGCTTGCCTACGTCTTGGACATCACCCTCAGGTGCCTACGTCACTCAGTTTTACGAACAGGTAACCAGTAAGCGCATCAACACCCACATTGATGGTACTTTAATTAAGCCACAATTTAGAGAACCAAAGGAAGGTACAATAGACAAGCGCCGCAGTGTGAATGGTAGCTCTCCAAATTTCATTCACAGCCTAGATGCTGCGGCCATGACAAAAACAGTTAACATATGTCACCAACAAGGCTTGTCTGATTTCTGCATGATCCACGACAGTTATGCAGTACATGCTGGACAGCTAGGCGATGGCCAAAATTGCACTGACATCTTATTTGATGCCCTGCGTGAGGCTTTTGTGGATATGTACGAGACCAACGATCCCTTGGAAAATTTCAGACAAGCAGCTTTAGAGGTTTTGGACGAAGTTCCTGAACCGCCTAAACGCGGTAATCTAGACATAAGAGGTGTACTGAAGAGCGAGTTCTTCTTCAGTTAAAACTTACATATCTACTTGCACAAGTGAGAGCAAATAAAGGACACTATAGTCCTACCCAACAGAGAGGCATCAAATGAACGATATAGCAGTAGCAATAGTCCTGCTTAAGAGACACCAGCATTTGCCTTTGGATTTAGCCGCCAAGCTTTTAGCCCAAGGCATAGACGTAACCGCGCTTGAAAAGAAATATGGCGCTTAGTTTACACTGTAAACACTAACCAACGAGGTAACACATGGTAGTAAAACAAACACCTAAAGGCTCCGCACTTTGGGCTAAACTCTTTCGTCCTGATACGAAATTTGATGCAGACGGAGTTTACTCTATTAAGCTTCGACTCCCTAAGGACCAAGCTGGCGCAACCACCGATTATATCAATCAGGTTATGACAGAAAGCCTAGCGACGGCGAAGGAAGAGAACCCTACCAAGAAGGGCTCGATCAAGTCAGGCAACCCTCCATACACAGATGTGTTTGATGAACAGGGTAATGAAACTGGCGAGGTTGAATTTAACTTTAAACAGAAAGCTGTAATCAAAACTCGACGCGGCACGATGGAAAAGAAACCAGCAGTATTTGATGCTAAAGGTAAACCCATCGTTGAAGAAGTAGACGTAGGCAACGGCTCCACAGTCAAAGTTGCGTATGAGGCTATCCCTTACTACACAGCGATTGCTGGTGCAGGTGTGTCTCTACGACTAACGGCTGTCCAACTAGTAACACTAGTGCAAGGAGGCGGCGGCTTTGGCAGCTTCAAGTTCGAGGAAGAGGAAGGTTATGAGTTTTCAGAAAGCGACGTAAAGCAAACCGATGAAATCTTTACCGAAGGCGACAATACTGAAGACACCACTGAAGACGGGGACTTCTAAAGAGACCAAGTTCAGGTCAGGCTTAGAGCTACATATTGCGCGAGACTTAGATAAGTCCACAAAGGAATACCTGTATGAACAGGAGAAGTTTCCTTACACAGTAGAGCGTACATATTTGGCAGACTTTGTCTTACCAAACGGCATCGTTATCGAGGCCAAGGGCTGGTTTAAATCTGCTGACCAAAGGAAAATGAGAAACCTAAAGGAACAGTACCCAGACCGAGACATTCGGTTTGTGTTCCAACGTCTCGAATCCAAAGTTCAAGGAAGCACTATGACATGCCGCAAGTGGTGTGAGCGTTACGGCTTCCTGTACGCAGAAGGTTATATCCCAAAGGAATGGATAAATGAGAAAAATTGATCTTATTGCCGTCCACTGTTCGGCTACTAAGGCCGATCAGGAGTGCAACGCTGCTGTAATTGATAAATGGCATCGAGCACGTGGGTGGCGAAAGATAGGCTACCACATCGTGATTACCCGCGAGGGTATGGTGGAAAAAGGCCGAGCCTTAGAGGAAGTTGGTGCTCACATTAAAGGGCACAACACTCGAAGTGTCGGCATTTGTATGATTGGCGGACTAGACGAAAATGGTCAGCCTGAAAGCAACTTTACTAAGGAGCAATGGAAAACACTGGATGAGACCGTTGATGGGCTACTCGAACGGTTCGGAGACATTGAAGTCGCCGGACATAACGAGTTCTCCAACAAGGCTTGCCCGTGTTTCAATGTAAAAGAATGGCAGAGCAACAAGAATCCGAGTTCTTAACGCATGCGCCATGTCCTAATTGTCCAAGTTCAAATGGCTTTGCCATATTTGATGATGGGCATGGTTACTGCTTTGTGTGTCACCATTACGCTTCAAATGCGTTAGGTGGCGAAACCCCTAAAAAATCTGAGGTGAATATGGCAACTACAGAGTTAGTTGAGCGTTCTAATTTCCAACCTCTAAGTAAACGTAAGTTGAGCTTAGACACTTGTAAAAAGTGGGATTATTTCATTGGAGACTACAAGGGCCGACAGGTCCAAGTAGCAAATTACAAGGACGCACAAGGTGTAACCGTTGCGCAGAAAGTTAGATTTCCTAACAAGGATTTCCTCTTTCTGGGCGATACAAAGGCTGCTGGTTTATATGGCCAAAGCCTTTGGAGAGATGGTGGCAAAATGGTCACTGTATGTGAGGGCGAAGTTGATGCCCTCTCACTCTCGCAAGCTTTTGGAAACAAATGGCCTGTCGTGTCCATCCCAACGGGCGCAGCAGGTGCAAAGAAAGCTATCCAAAAGCAACTCGAATGGCTCAATAAGTTTGAGAAAGTTGTGTTCTGTTTCGACAATGACACCGCAGGTATTTCAGCCGCTAAAGAATGTGCAGCTTTGCTTCCTCCCTCGAAGTCGCGCATTGCTAACCTACCGCTGAAAGACGCTAGTGAAATGCTGGTACAGGGTAAGACCCAAGAACTTATTGACGCCATTTGGAGTGCCAAAGAGCACAGACCTGATGGCATACTTAACGGGGCTGACCTGTGGGACTCTATTAATTTAGAAGACGACATTCAGTCTTGGGATTACCCCTTTAAAGGGCTTAACGCCATGACCCAAGGTGTCAGAAAAGGCGAGATCATAACTGTGACCGCTGGTTCTGGTATAGGCAAAAGCCAGATTTGCCGTGAGTTTGCGTATCACTTGTTGATACAGGGCGAGACCATAGGAATTGTAGCTTTAGAGGAGAGTGTAAAGCGCAGTGCCTTGGGCATGATGGCTATTGCTGCAAACAAACCTCTACACTTACAGAACGTAGAGATTAGTCCTGAAGATAAAAAGCAGGCCTTCGATGATACCCTAGGGACAGGCAGAGTATTTCTGTACGATCACTGGGGCAGTACAGACAGCGACAACCTGTTAGACAAGATACGTTTCTTAGCTAACGGGTGTGACTGTGGGTGGATCGTATTAGACCATATTAGTATTGTAGTTAGTGGTATCGAAGGCGGTGATGAAAGACGAATTATAGATAACACCATGACAAGGCTTCGCGCTCTTTGCGAGGAATTGAACGTCACTATTATCTTAGTATCTCACCTTAAGCGTCCCGAAGGTAAGGGACATGAGGAGGGAGGCCAGACTTCTTTGTCTCACTTAAGAGGCTCAGCAGCAATCGCTCAACTCAGCGATCTGGTGATAGGATGTGAGCGGAACCAACAAGACGCTGAGAATGCGAACATCACTATTCTCAGAGTGTTAAAAAATCGACACACTGGTGAGACAGGCATAGCAAGTTTGCTTGGTTTTGACCGCCATACCAACCGAATGACAGAAATGGCAATCACTGCTGACGCACGTGATGATGCTGAAATATTTACAGTTGAAGAGGATTTCTAATGACTAAGTATGAACCAGATACAAAATACGACGTAGAAGCTGACCTGTCTGTGGAAGGCGTGTCAATTTATGTCTTCTCTGGAGAAGATGAGGATGCCGAAGAAATCCCTATTTCTTGGGAAGAACTGATTGCTGATACTATCGGGAGCAATGATCGCGCTGACCTTGCCGCTCTTTCCCAGTGCTTTCTACTGTGGGCGGAAGAGCTAAGGCTTGCCAGTTTTAACTACGACTAATTAGTTGCACACGTGCAAGTTGTTACTCCAGCGAGAGGACGTAAATGAGACTAATATACGACATTGAAACAGATGGGTTAGACCCCACAGTCATCCACTGTATCGCTTGTCGAGACATAGACACTAAGGAAGCCTACAGCTTTTATGGTGACACTCTCGACGAAGGTGCTTTGTTCCTAAGTAAAGCTAAAGAACTAATAGGCCACAACATCATGGACTATGATATGCGTGTTCTGCGTAAGTTTTACCCAGCGCTCTTTAATGAATATGCGGGTAAAGTTACGGACACACTGGTTCTGTCCCGTCTAATCTGGCCTGACCGCCGCGAGAAAGACTTTAAGCTTTATAGAGAAGGTAAATTAACCCCCAAGCTTATTGGTTCCCACGCCTTGAAGGCTTGGGGTTACCGGATGGGTACTCTCAAAGGGGACTTCGCTGAGCAAACAGACTGGCAAGAGTTCTCAATGCAGATGCTCGAATATTGTGAGCTCGATGTTGTCGTTAACTTGAAACTTTTTCTATTAATTGAAAAGGCTAAGGTAGCCAAAGACGCCGCTGATCTCGAACATGAGATACACCGTATTTGTTTAAAGCAGACACTAGACGGTTTCCCTTTTGACGAAGAAAAGGCCGTTAAGCTTTACTCTAAGTTATCCGCCAGACGCCAAGATATTTATGATAAAGTTGTAGAGGCTTTTGGTTCTTGGTGGGAAGAAGAGGGTATTGTGACCCCCTCTAGGAGTATCAAATATAAGTCTGTTAGTAGGCACAGTGTTACCGCAGGTGCTCCTTATACAAAGGTAAAGTTTGTTACCTTTAACCCTGCTAGTCGCTTTCACATCGCGCGTTGCCTGTCCAAGAAATATGGTTGGGTCGCAAAAGAGCACACAGATACTGGCGAACCTAAAGTAGACGACAGTGTGTTGAACAAGCTTGAGTATCCTGAAGCAAAGTTACTTGCAGAATATCTTCTACTTCAAAAGAGGATAGGCCAACTGGCTGAGGGTAAGCAGGCTTGGTTGAAACTCGTCAAAGACGGTAAAATCCACGGTAGGGTTACTACTATGGGTGCCGTGACATCAAGGTGTACGCATCAAAACCCAAATACAGCCCAAATTCCGGGAGTAGGGGCTAAGTATGGCAGTGAGTGCAGAGCTCTTTTCCATGCTCCTAAAGGTTGGATGCTCATGGGCTGTGATGTTTCGGGTTTGGAGCTTAGAGTCCTTGCCCACTTCGTTGCTGCATGGGACGAAGGTAAGTACGCCAGTATCCTGTTGGATGGTGATATTCACCAAGCCACTGCGGACGCTACAGGTCTGTCGCGTTCGGGGGCCAAAACATTCCAGTACGCCTTACTTTATGGTGGGGGTGATGAAAAAATTGGCTCGATTGTCGGTGGGGGTAAAAAGGAAGGTGCTGCGCTTAAGCGTAAGTATTTCAAAGCTACGCCAGCCATTAAGAAGCTACGTGATGCTGTCCAAAAGAAGGCAGAACAAGGCTACTTAAGGGGCATTGATGGGCGGCACGTTCCTATTCGACACACCCATGCAGCACTCAACACACTGTTACAAAGTTGTGGCGCAATTATCTGCAAACGCTGGGTCGTCACATATCACAAGTTACTCAAGGAAAATGGGTACATAAGCGGGCGTGACTATATCCAAGTGGCCTACGTCCACGACGAGATTCAGGTCCTAGTTAAAGAGGAGTTAGCCGATGAGCTTGGGCAACTCTGCATCGAGGCAATTAAGCTTTCTGGAGAGTATTACAACTTCAGAATCCCCCTCGATGGAGAATACAACACAGGCGGGAACTGGGCAGACACCCACTGACCCTAACGTGCTTGGAGACATATCTGAGTATTACGCAATCACTTATTTACTAGACAAAGGCTACATGGTGTTTCGCAACACTACCTGTACTGGTCCGGTAGATATACTAGCGATCACCCCTGCGGGGGAAACAATCCTAATTGATGTCAAAACAGTCCGATCCAACACTGATTACAACATAGCCTCTGTACGTTCTCCGTTACAGAAAAAGCTAGGTGTTAAGTTGTTGGACTTTGACGTTGCGACACGATCTTTCTCTTGGAAAAAGCACCGTGATTAATGAAATATAGACAAAAAGCAAGAACACGAAACGAGTCTAAAGAAAAGTTTTACGTCCAGCGTCAGCTTTCAAGGATCGAGTTACACCCCAAGACAGAACGACAGGCTGAATACATTCGAGCCATTAATCACAACCCTCAGGTAATCTCTGTTGGCTGTGCAGGTACTGGTAAGACTTACATTGCTGCTTCAGTTGCTGCGGACCTTTTGCGCCGTAAGGAGATCAAGAAAATTATCCTCACACGCCCTAACGTGGCAGCAGGGAAATCTCTTGGGTTCTTCAAGGGCACGATGGAGGAAAAACTAGAACCTTGGGTGGCTCCCTTCACGGAAGTGTTGAAGCTGCACATGGGTCCTAATGCTTATGACATTGCACGTAAGAACAATGAGATTGAGATCGTACCGCTAGAAGTTATGCGCGGACGTTCCTTTAACAATGCTTTTGTCGTGCTGGACGAGGCTCAAAACACCACCATAGGGGAAATCAAAATGTTCCTCACTCGTATTGGGGAGGACACCACAGTCATCATCAACGGTGACGTGGCACAGACAGACCTCAAAGAAAGCAGTGGTCTAAGCAAGATCATTCACATGTCAAAAAAGTACGCCATGCCAATCCCAATCATTGAGTTTGATGAGGATGACATTGTGCGTTCAGACATCTGCGCCATGTGGATAAAATCGTTCAATCGAGAGGGTATTTAAGTGGCTAAGAAACCTACTGATAAACAACGTGAATGCCAAAGGTGCATCCAAATGGAAGCCTCTTTAAAAGAGGTTGCCCGACTAGCCAAACTAGGGGAGGGCCCCGCGTGGTGGTACATCCTTGAGGCTGTCAAGAAAGGTCTCAAGGAATGGAAATAACCTTTGTTCTGCATCTTATAACAGTGTGTGCCTTCCTGATCGTCAGCATAGCTCTGTCCTTCAAGTTCATCGTGGAAGCCGTGCTTGATTACAAAGAAGTTACCTCTGGCATTAAATTTGTACTGGAAAATAGTGGAGAAGATAGCGATGAAGATGAAGATACTTCTAGATGGTGACATCCTAGTTTACGAAGCAGCAGTTACCGCTGAGAAAGAAATAAACTGGGGCGACGGTCTTTGGACAATCCACGCCCGTGAGGATGAAGCCCTAGGTATCTTTAAAGATAAGCTAGGCTTTATCTTGGATAAGTCAGGCATCAAAGACTACACAATCTTCCTCACGGGAAGTACGAACTACCGTAAGTTTTTGCATGAAGACTACAAAGCAAACAGGGCTACCAAGCGTAAGCCTATGCTTATCAAATGGCTTCGTAAGTACCTCATGGAAAACTATGACGCTGTCCTGCACGAAGGCATAGAGGCCGACGACGCTATTGGAGTTTACAGTGTAAACGAGGGCTCAGTCATTGTGTCTAAAGACAAGGACCTTCTGACAATTAAAGGTGCTCACTGGAGTGCTGACAAAGGGTTCTACGAGGTCACTGAGCAAGAGGCCGATTATAACTTATTAATGCAAACTCTCACAGGCGATGCGACAGATAACTACAAAGGTTGTCCAACCTACGGACCTGTAAAAGCCAAGAAGGCTTTAGACTGTGAAGACCCTTGGGCGGCTGTAGAGGCTGCGTTTCTAAAGCAAGGGCTCACAGTTGAAGACGCAATCACACAAGCACGGTTGGCACGTATTCTACGTCCTAATGAATTTGATATTTCAACAAACGAGGTAAAGCTTTGGACACCCAAGACACAGTCAACAAACCCAAACATTATACAAACAGTAGCATTGAGTGCATTGACTACATGAAGGACAGCATGGAGGTAACCATGTTCCTTGGATACCTCGAAGGTGCAGTTAAAAAGTATGTACATCGTTATCGCTACAAAGGTCGTCCAGTTGAGGACTTAGAAAAGGCCGCTTGGTACCTTGATCGTTTGATTACGGAGTTACGCCAAGATGGATAACACAAATAAACATGACCCTAAAGGTTACGACTTTTCGGTGGCCCTCGCGGCTACTAATCCAGCCTCATACATCATCATAGGTGCTGACAACTGTATACACTGTGCAAGAGCCAAGCAGTTCTGCGACAGACACGGCCTCTCTTACACTTACTATGATCTAGGGGTTAACGCTTGGCTCAAGACTTTGCTTCAGAAAACAGAGCTCACCACCATCCCGCAGATATTTACAACAACAGGTCTCCATGTCGGGGGCTATTCTGATCTGGAGCATTTCAATTGATCGAAGCCACCTACATCACCCACTGCGGTACAGACCTTTCAGTAGTTAATGCTGCCCGCGTTTCGTTCGGGAAAACATCTAAACTTATATGTACTGACTTGATCCAAGGCCGCTATGATATGAGCCCACGCGACAAAAAACTCATTCGGTACCTAGCTGAACATAAGCACATATCACCCTTCGGTCATGCCTTTGCATCCTTCCACGTCAAAGCACCTGTCTTTGTAGCGCGTCAACTCGTTAAGCATAAGTTTCTACGTTGGAATGAGATCAGTCGTCGTTATGTAGATGAGGAGCCTGAGCTCTACACACCTGAAGTGTGGCGGGGTAAGTCTGCTGATAAGAAGCAGGGTTCAGAAGGTGTACGCCAGCCGCCTCTACATCTTGGCCCACTCATGAACCAAGTCTTAGACCTGTATGACCAAATGATCCATGATGGTGTTGCCCCAGAGCAAGCCCGCATGATCCTCCCTCAGTCCATGATGACCGAGTGGTACTGGTCGGGTTCCTTAGATGCCTTCAGTGACATGGCTAAGCTACGCTGCGCATCTGATACTCAATACGAAAGCCGCCTAGTCGCACGACAGATCAGCGACAAGATGGCTAAGTTATTCCCTGTAGCATGGGAGGCCTTGGTTGCTGACGGTTGAGTTCCATGACGACTGCACAGCAATAACCGTTTTAGATGAAACAGGTGAACACGACGACATCTTGTTAATTCAAGACGGCACCAGCGTGGTTCTGAGGCAGTATGATGAAGACGAAGAAGAATACCATCTTATCGTCATCTCCCTTCAACAATTTCAAAGTCTAATCGTGGCGCAAGACCTGCCCGCAGGGACGTACAAGGTAAAATAATGAGTACACTTAATAACTACCAAGAGAATGCAGCAAAGACTGCTCTCTACCCGAAAGACAAGGCCCTCGAATACTTAACAGCAGGTCTTGCAGCAGAGACTGGGGAAATAACAGGCAAGGTGGCTAAGTATTGGCGCAAGGACCAAGCAGAGCTTCCTAAAGAAGACCTAAAAGCTGAGCTAGGGGACGTACTTTGGTTCGTCTCTGAGTTTGCTCGTTTGCTCGAAACGCCCCTCGAAGAAATCGCAGATGAAAATATTAAGAAGCTGGCTTCCCGTCACGCACGTGGGACAATTAAAGGTGATGGAGATAACCGTTGACAACTGATGTAAGAGCACAGGTGGTAACACGCCGCACCTATAACCGCCCTCTCAATGATGAGGGCACAGTATTTGAGACATGGCCGGAAACGGTAGGCCGTGTAATCACCCACCAGCAGTGGCTGTGGGAACGTGCCAAAGGTGAAAAGCTTAACCAAGGAGAAGTTGGTGAGCTTGAAGAGTTCCGTGAGTTGATGCTTGAGCGTAAGGCTACAACATCTGGACGAACATTATGGCTTGGTGGAACAGGTGTGGCTAAGAAGCATGAGGCTTCACAGTTCAACTGTAGCTTCGGGCGTATCGAGACAGTCCATGACGTGGTAGATGCCTTCTGGCTTCTGCTACAGGGATGTGGCGTAGGCTTCGAGCCTGTAGTCGGAACACTTAACGGCTTCGCTAAGGAGACTGAGATTGAAACATTTCGGTCCACCCGTACAACCAAGGGCCACGAAGGTAACGTAGCTGAGACGAGGACTGTCGGTGACCAGCGTATCTACAAGCTGTCCATAGGCGATAGCGCAAAAGCTTGGGCCAAGGCTCTTGGGAAACTGATGGCTCTGAAGGAACCTGTAGACAAGATCATCTTAGACTACACAGAAATCAGACCAGCGGGTACACGCCTGAAAGGTTACGGCTGGATTTCGTCTGGGGACGACACGCTGCATGTCGCGTTGAGCCGCATCTGCGCAATTATGAACAAACGTGCGGGTCAGCTTCTTACCCGTATGGATATTCTAGACCTGCTGAACCACATGGGTACTACGCTATCCTCACGTCGTTCTGCAGAGATTGCTGTGATGCCTGTGACTGATATAGAGGTCGATGATTTCATCTCAGCTAAGAAAGATTTCTGGCTGCATGACAATGCTCACCGTCAGCAATCCAACAACAGCCTGATGTTCTGGAACAAGCCCACCAAGTGGGAGTTGTCCTACATCTTTGACCGTATGGTCGAGGCTGGTGGTTCTGAGCCGGGGTTTATCAACGCAGAAGCAGCTAAGAAACGTGCTCCACACTTCAAGGGCGTTAACCCGTGCGCGGAAATCTTGTTAGGAAACAAGAGCTTCTGCAACCTAGTAGAAATTGATTGGGGTAAATACCTCAACGACTTCCAAGGGTTGAACAAGGCTGTATACCTAGCAGCCCGTGCAAACTACCGGCAGACTTGTGTGAACTTGGATGATGGTATCTTGCAGCGTTCATGGCATGAGTTGAATGAGTTCCTACGTCTATGCGGTGTAGGTGCTACAGGCATCGTGAAGTTCTTGGACCACAACAAGCACAAGAACATCCCAGCGATGCTGCAACAGCTCCGCGCTTCTGCACGAAATGGCGCAAATAAGATTGCTGATGAACTAGGTCTACCGCGACCAAAGCTAGTTACCACAGTCAAGCCAAGTGGAACCCTGTCAAAGATCATGTCGACTACGGAGGGCGTCCACCGTCCCCTAGGCAAGTACCTGTTCAACAACATCACGTTCTCTAAGCATGACCCCATTGTGCCTATCATGCAAAATGCAGGGTACACAGTCATCGAGAAACCTTTTGAGCCCGACAGTGTCTTAATTACGTTTCCTGTAGCCTATGAAGACGTTGAGTTTGAGGTTGTTGGTGGTAAAGAGGTTAATCTTGAGACAGCAGTAGAACAGCTAGATCGTTACAAGCTGATGATGGACAACTATGTGGACCATAATTGCTCAGTGACGATTAGTTATGATCCAACAGAAATCCCAGCGATTATTGGTTGGATTATGACCAACTGGGATAGCTACGTGGGTGTATCGTTTATCTACCGTAATGACCCGACCAAAACCGCGGAAGACCTAGGCTATGCTTATCTTCCACAGGAGGTTGTAACAAAAGAATTGTACGACGATTACATGTCTAAAATTTCTGAAGTTAGCCTCGATGAAGCAAACTCTTTGGATGAGTTGACCGACGACGAATGCGCCACTGGGGCGTGTCCGATCCGCTAGGGTAACGCTCTGTCCGAATAAAGTACACTATCGGTGAACCCAATGGAAACAACAGTAATTAATAGTCTCAAACTCAACAATGTTGAGGTTCTCAGGCGTGAATTAATTAGCCTTTTCCCTGATAAGCTACCACGGACAGAGCTCACGCCTTACCAACTTGGCGTACTCGTAGGACAGCAACAGGTATTAGATAAAATCAACCTACTTTTAAAATAAAGAGAAACACAAATATGTGCATGTCTACACCTAAGATGCCAGAAATGAAGGTAACTGCGTCCAAGTCGAAAGCTTCTGCTAAAAATTTGGACCCAAAACTTCAACTGGCTGATCCCCAATCTGAAGCCGATATGATCCGTAAGAAAACAAAGGGTAAGCGTGGTCTACGGATTGGCCAAAGCCCAAAATCGGTACAAGTGGGAACAAGCGGATTGACTAATAAGTCAGTCTCCATCCCAACTAAATAAGGAGCTACATGGTGCATAGTTCCGAATACCAGAGCGTAGCCCAGCGCTATGCCCATCTTTCCACATCCAGAGAAAGCTATCTCAGACGGGCTAGGGAGGCAGCAACGCTAACCATCCCGTCTTTGATACCCCCTGAGGGACATAGCGAGTCAACAGAGTTTGACACACCTTATCAAGCTGTAGGTGCGCGGGGCGTAAACAACCTAGCCTCCAAACTCTTAATGGCTCTTCTCCCTCCTAATGCGCCTTTCTTCCGGCTGACCATTGATGACTTCGATATTGTTGAAGTTGCGGGCCCAGACGCCCGTGGGGCAGTAGAAGAGGCTTTAGCTCGTATTGAGCGTACAGCAATGGGCGAAGTTGAAGCCCTAGCTTTACGTGTTCCAACCTTTGAAATCCTTAAGCATCTTTTAGTAGGTGGCAACGGACTACTTTACATGCCTAAGAAAGGCTCTGTGAAGTTCTACAGGTTAGATCGTTACGTTGTTAAGCGTGACTACATGGGTAACTTGATGGAAATCATTACCAAAGAGTCCGTCAGTCCTATGATGCTTCCAAAAGAAGCCCAAGAAATTTTAGGCGACGACAGCGATACAACAAAGAATGTTGATTTATTTACTTGTGTACAACGCACTGACCGAGGTTGGAAAATCCACCAAGAGGTTAAGGGTGAAGTAGTACAAGGTACCGAGGGGACATACCCTGAAGACAAAAACCCGTTTATCCCGTTACGTCTAAACCGTATTGATGGTGAAGATTACGGACGTGGTTTTGTAGAGGAATACCTAGGTGACCTTCGGAGTTTAGAGCAACTAACACGCGCTATTGTCGAAGGGTCTGCGGCCTCTGCGAAGGTGCTATTTTTAGTAGCCCCTAATGGTACAACAAAAGCATCTACCCTAGCTAAGTCACCCAATGGTGCCATCGTTACAGGTAGTGCTGCTGATGTATCGACTCTGCAAGTGCAGAAAGGAAGTGACTTTGCTGTTGCACTTCAAACAATCCAAATCATTACAGAACGTCTCTCTTTCGCATTCTTACTTAACTCCAGCGTCCAACGTAACGCGGAACGAGTAACTGCTGAAGAAGTACGCTTTATGGCCCAAGAATTAGAAAGCGCCCTTGGCGGCGTCTATTCCATCTTGAGCCAAGAGTTTCAGTTACCGTTGGTCAAGCTGTTGCTTAATCGTCTCGCGTCTCAAGGTAAAATGCCTAAGATGCCGAAAGACAGTATTAAGCCTCAGATTGTAACAGGCATTGAAGCCCTTGGACGTGGTCAGGATTTAAACCGCCTAGCTCAGTTGTTGAATTACCTTCAGCCGTTAGGTCCTGAGGTTATCCAAAAGTACATGAATGTTGATGATTATATTGACCGCCTAGGTGCCTCTTTAGGTATCGACACTGGTGGGCTAATCAAGTCCCCTGAGGAGTTGCAGGCTGAACAACAGCAAGCACAACAACAACAGCAACAACAGATGATGCAAGCCACAATGGGTAAAATGGCAGAACGTGCCGCCCCTGAGTTGGCAAAACAATCACCTGAGCAACAATTACAACAACAGGCACAAGAGCAGTAATGGTAGAAAAAGTTAACACTTACGAAGCACCTAAGGCTGAAGACCCAGCTTATATTGATGAGATGGTTAAGAAGACCGAAGGTGCTACTGCCGAAGCCGATGAAATTTCTCAGGAGGACCGCCCAGAGTGGCTTCCTGAGAAATTTCAATCAGCCGAGGACCTAGCTAAAGCTTACTCAGAGTTAGAAAGTAAGCTTGGAACAACCCCAGAAGAGACGTCTGAAGTCGAGAATGTAGAAGAAGCAGCCCGTGAAGTTGTTGAAAATGCAGGCATGGACTTTGAAGCAATGTCTAGTGAATTTTGGGAAAACCAAACTCTTTCCGATGATACTTATGACAAGTTAAACAATGCTGGCATTCCTAGTCACATTGTTGATGCGTTTATTGACGGACAGATGGCCGTAGCAGACAAGGCTCGAAACGACGCTTTTGCCACTGTAGGCGGCGAACAGAACTATAACGAAATGGTAGAGTGGGCCGTTAACAACCTAAACGAACAGGAAGTTAGTGCTTACAACGCTGCCGTTGAAAGTGGTGACCCGAATGCTACAAAACTAGCAATTTCTGGTTTAAACGCTCAGTACCGTATGGATAATGGTCAAGAACCTAACTTGATTTCTGGTGAGGCTAAAGCAGCATCCTCTGGGTCCTATCAATCCGTAGCCGAACTCACAGCGGCTATGTCGGACCCAAGGTACCAACGGGATTCTGCGTATCGTAAGGTAGTTTCAGATAAACTATCCCGATCTTCAGTTCTCTAAGTGCCAAGCGTTTACACTGTAAACGTAACTTATCTAAAAAGCTAAACACTAAACTAGTAATTATGGCCCCTTGCGAGGGACAACCCTAGTGAATGTGACTGTGTGGTGCTGATTAGGAAAAATCTCTAAATCAACATCATATTGAAGGGCCTAACTAATGGCATTCCCAACAGATCAGACCGTATCACGTATCGGTCAAAAGAACGGTGCAGGCGATGCACGTTCCCTATTCCTAAAATTGTATGCAGGCGAAGTGCTTACAGCGTTTGAAGAGAAAAACATCTTCATGGCGTTGCACCGCGTCCGCTCTATCTCTAACGGCAAGTCCGCTCAATTCCCAATGACTGGTACCGCCAGCGCAAAGTACCACACTCCCGGTGCTTTGATCGAAGGTGACATCATCAAGAAAGGTGAGCGTACTGTAACTGTTGACGATCTACTGATCTCTACACAGTTTATTGCAAACATCGACGAGGCTATGACGCATTTTGACGTCCGTAGCATCTACTCTTCTGAAGCTGGCCAAGCGCTTGCTAACGCTGCCGATAAGAACGTAGCTCGTATGGTTGCTAAAGCCGCTATGATCACTGACGGTGCTTCTGCTGCCGCTGCTGGTCTCGAAACATTCGACGGTGAAGTCTTCACAAACAACGTAGCAGTAGCCAACGCGGCTGCTTCCGGTAACGATATTGTTGCTGCGATCTACGGTGCACTCGAAGAGTTTGACAAAAAGGACATCACAGGCGAGAAAGTTTGCGTCTTGGGTCCACAAGAATACTACAAATTGTTCGGCGCTGGCCAAGCAGTAGGTAACCTTGGTTACATGAACCGCGATATTGGCGGTACAGGCTCCATTGCTACTGCAACAGTACCAGTAATTGGTGGTGTGCGTATCTTGATGTCTAACCACTTGCCATCAGGCGATGAGTCAGTAACTTCAGCAACACCAGAGCCTTTGTCACGTCCTACACAGTACAAAGGTGATTACTCTACACTTAAAGGTGTAATCTTCTCAGGTGACGCAGCAGCTACTGTTAAGTTGATGGACCTAGGTGTTGAATCTGAATACCAGATTGATCGTCAAGGTACTTTGATGGTTGCTAAATATGCAATGGGACACAACATTTTGCGTCCAGCATGTGCAGTCGCTTTGACAGCGGCAGTAGTCTAAATATTATTGGGGGGCTCCTTAGGGGGGCCTCCCTTTTTTTCTTTTAAGGATACAACATGACTCCGACATCCAAACTAGAAGCGGTAAATGTGATGCTGTCCTCTATTGGTGAAGCCCCTGTTAACTCTTTGTCGTCTGGATTGTTGGACGCTGAGCTTGCTGAGACAATTCTCAACAACGCGAACAGGGAGGTTCAATCAAAAGGCTGGCATTTTAACACTGAAAATGGCTACCCATTAACCCCTGATAACGTAACCAAACAGATTGCTTTACCCACAAACACCCTTGGTGTGGACGGTGACGTACAGTCTACACAACTTGATATAGCCCAGCGCAGCGGTAAGCTTTACAACCGCGTAGGACATACATTTACATTTGATAACGCGGTTAAAGTGACGATCATCCTTCTACTGGATTTCGAGGATATTCCAGAGGTCGCACGTCGCTACATTGCCTTACGGGCAGCCCGTGTTTTTCAAGATCGCACTATCGGTTCATCCGAGCTCCACGGCTTCCAACAACGTGATGAAATGGAAGCTAAGCTAGAGCTAGATGAACAAGAAAATCGTGACGCTGATTACAACATTTTTAATGGCGTTGACACTTATAGCATCATTAACCGTAGGGGATAAGAATGGCTCTAATTTCAGGCGCGATCCCTAACGTAATTAATGGGGTATCGCAGCAGCCTCCTAGCTTAAGGCTGAATACACAGGCCCAGCGCCAAGTTAACGGCGTATCCAGTGTAGTTAAGGGTCTCTATAAAAGACCACCCACCGAACACGTTGCTTTACTGAGCTCATTTACTAGTAACTCTTTTATTCATACCGTCAGGCTTTTAAGCGCCGAAAACATTTTAGAGACCTATTTTGTTATTGTGGCTCCTACAGGTATCCAAGTGATTAATGAGAACGGAGAGCCTCAGACAGTTACCGCTGACAACATTGAATACCTCACAGGTACTACAAATGCCTCAGAAGACTTTGGCGCTACTAGTGTAGCAGATTACACTTTTCTCGTTAATAAAAAGAAAAAGGTAAAAGTAGGTTCAACACGTAGTGCCCCCTTAAAACAAGAGGGCATGATCTTTGTTAAGCAAGGTGATTACAGTTCAGACTACTCTGTAACTATTGCATTTGCAGGTACAGACTATACCGCAACTTACAGCACACGGAACAGCTCAGATGTCCTGCACGAGCCTGATGTCAAAACCACAAACATTGCATCCCGCTTAAAAACAGCCCTTGAGGGCGCAGTACCCGAAGGGTTCACCTTTGAGCTCCTTGATAACATTATTTATGTGTTTCGAGAAGATAATGCCGTGTTTAGTCTCGACGCTACGGACTCCTTTGGTGACTCGCACATCACAGGTATTAAAGGCGTTGTAAGCGATCTAAAGAGCCTACCTGCACAGGGTAAACTAGGTTTCCGAGTACGCATTAATGGTGACAATACAAAGGGTCAGGATGATTACTTTGTTGAGCTACAGCAGCCCGAAGACGGTTCTGACTTTGTTTGGAAAGAATGCGTAGGCTTCGACGTCCTATTAGACTTCGATGCTGAAACTTTACCTCACCAGTTAATTCGAAACGGTGACGGTACTTTTACTTTTGAGCCTGTAACGTGGACACTAAGAAACTCTGGGGACGATGAGACAAACCCGTACCCGTCTTTTGCCAACTACGATGCTACAGATTACCCTCTTGGGCGATATACAATTAACGACGTGTTCTTTTACAAAGACCGCTTGTGTTTCTTATCGGATGAAAACTTAATCTCCAGCCAAACTGGATCTTACTTTAATTTCTTTCAGACCACTGTTCTAACACTACTAGATGATGGTGTTGTAGATATTGCGGTGACCAACAACACAGTAAGTATCCTGAAACATGGGGTACCTTTTGACGAGAGTATTATCCTGTTCTCAGACCTTGCACAGTTTAAGGTTTTAAACGCGGATATTTTCTCACCAGCGACGGTATCAGCTTCGGTTACCACGAACTTCGAGGCTTCGTTGAGGGCCAAACCTGCCTCTGCCGGAAAGTACGTGTTCTTTCCCTTCTTACGGGGCTCTTGGGCAGGCCTACGGGAATACTTTGTAGATAGCGATAACGATACTAACGATGCTTCAGATATTACATCTCACGTTCCTAATTTTATTGACGGGGAAGTTACACAGCTTCTGGCTTCGTCTAACTTAGACATGTTGTTTGCAACTGCGCAGAGTTACCCAGACCGTATATACACCTATAGCTACTACTGGAGCGCAGGTGAAAAGCTTCAATCTGCTTGGAATTACTGGACCATAGGCGCTCCGGTTGTTCACATGTCAGTAGAAAACACAACGCTTTACCTCTTGGTGGAACGTGCTGAAGGTGTCTGCTTGGAGACTGTTAACCTAAGCGTTGATACAGCGGTCACAGGTGGCTTAACGTACCCAGTGCTTATTGACCGTCGCATTGAGATTACAGCAGTAGATCAGGTGTTGCCTTACACTGGTTACGTCCTTTGTACTAACGACGGGCGACAGGTGACTGAGGCCGAAGCTGTTCTAACGGCTAGTCTGAACGCCAAAGTTTATGCAGGCTTTAAATATAACTTCGAATACGAGTTTTCACCTATTGTTATGAAGGCTAACGACAAGCCT